GCTTAGACTTTAATGTACCAGGTACTGTAAAGTATAACGGAAGTAATAACTGGGCGGTTACATTCCGTAATGATAAAAACGGAGTTATTCGTAAAAAGTTCGAAGATTGGCAAATCGGTAAAGTGTTTGACGATGCAACAAGTACCGGGGACTTATCTCCTCGCGGTGTTGACAAAGTAATTCAGTTAAACCTTGTAGATGATAAATTACAAATAGTTAATACATATAAACTATACGGGGTATATGTTGTATCATTAGGTAATGTAGCATATAATATCGCAGGTACCGGTACACCGTTAACGTTCAACGCAACGCTAGCGTATCACTACTGGCGCCACGAATAAGACTTACAAACCCCCGCAAGGGGGTTTTTTAATGTCTAGAGATAAGTATTTGTATGGCCGATACGGTTAAACTGCCTCCTTTTGTAGTAAACGAAACACCGTTGCGGGGTTCCGTTTCAGATGATTCTTTAAAAGGATTTTATCAAGCAGCACAACGTTTAGGTTTTGCAAAAGATAATCTATTTAGAGTAACTAATATAACAAATATAAAAGAATTACAAACCGGAGAAAGAACTATTAATCGTTTTTTTACCCCGAGTAAGTTACTTTATGTAAAGACAGGCAATATACCAAGTAGAAGAATAAGCACAGCTAAATTAAATTATAAAAATTTCAGTTTTAACGTACCAATTGCAGCATCTTATCCTAATTCTTTAAATTGGACTCTTACATTTTATTCTGACGACACTTATTTAATTAAAGATATATTCGAGTATTGGAGTCAACAAGTGTATAATGAACACGGGTTTAAATCTAATCAGACCGCTCATACGGATATTACTTTAACTTTATACAAACCAGTACAATTAGGGGTAGGTAAGTTAGAAAAAATAAATAAAGAAATAGTAGACAAAAGATCCAAACAAGATAGATTAGACATTTTTAATATGCAGCCGGTAAGAGACTATAAATTATATGGTTGCTTTCCGGTTAATTTAGGAGATATAGCTTATAACACAACTACAACAGGCAATATAGCTTCTATATCTACTACATTTGCGTTTCAATATATAGGTTCTAATGAAACTACAACTTTAGTAAAAAACACTTTACGTTCAGCTGTACCTGTAAACAATCAAATAAACCCTAACCTAGCAGGTGCAGCCTAAGTATTATTAAGATGGCAACTTATCAGACCAACCAAAATATTTCAAACTTTTATAGAGTAGCTACTCAGAAAAAGTTTTCTAGAGACTTTCAATTAAGAGTTAATAGTTTTATCGTTGCTGGCGGACAGGATTTATTCGGAGAAGATGATTTAGTATATGTTAAAAGCGCGGCGCTTCCTTCTCGTAGAATAGAAAATATTAAAGCTCCATATATGGGCCTTAATTTTAATGTGCCGGGAGCTGCTACTTATCCTAATTCTGAAAGTTGGAGTATTACTTTTTACGCAGATCAAGCATTAGAGCTCCGTCAAAGACTAGAAGGTGCAATGTCAAATACATTTAGCCCGTTTAACAGTCAAAATAATAATATTACTCTACCAGGCACTGAAAATGTAATTGATTTAATTTTACTAGACGATCAAATGTATACAATTAGTACATATAGTCTTTTTGGGGCTTATATTACTGATTTAGGAGCAATAGATTATAAAATGACTGGCAACGGTAGTATACAAGAAATAAAAGCTACAATTGCGTATCAATACTGGGTAAGTGAAGTTGATAGAAGCTCAATCAAGCAGCAGCAAGGTGGTTTGCTTGGTACTCTTAATGCAATTACTAATACAGCTCGTAGTTTAACTCGAGCCACTCAAGCGGTAGGCCAGGTATTTAGACGTTAAATTTAATTGATATGCCTATTGACAGCCCAACTCTCGGTCCGAAAGGGTTAGGTAGTACTTCGGAACTAGCCTCGATCTTAAATAATTTACAAAGGGAAGATAATACTTTTTCTATACCTTCCGAGGCAAATTTTATAGTAAAATTGACGATCTGCCCTATTTAGCTATGAAACGCTATACGAAATTATTACGACGAAAACGCCCAATGGGGGGATATTCGTGGTCTAAGAAATCAATTAATTAAATTTATAGAAGAAGATAAAAAGATTAACGGTCGAATAGTATTTGCAACCGGAGTAACAATACCTGGAGAGACGCTAGATAGCAGTAGAGTTGGGCCGAGCTCCAATACCACTTTACACGGCAATTTGCTTTCAGCACCTATTATTAAGGGCCGTAGCGATCCTAATAATTTAACAATAAGTTTTATAGAGACTAATATTTCTTTTACGGATTATATTTTAAGACCGTGGCTATTTGCAGTAAGTACTTTTGGGCTGTTTGGAGGCAAAACTCCAAGTCAAAGAGTGAAAGTAAATCTCGAAGTATGGCATATAGACGGGTTTTCAAAAAATAGTAATTCTACTCGTAAGCAAATTACGTATTTGGATTGTGTACCTATTTTAGTTCCGGAGTTTGCGTATGCTTACGGGGAAAGCGGTAGTGTGCGAGTGGTAAATACGAGTTGGACATATAAGTCATACAAGATCACCAATATTGATGGTGATAAGCCGTAATTATGTTCAAGCTAAAAGTTTTTTTACCAAGTCAAAAAAAATTTATATATGTTAAAGAGTTAAACTACAAAACATATAGAAATTTGGTAAAATCTTTATATGTAGGGGATAGTTTAAAAACTATAGAGCTTTTTAATTTTATTTTGCAAGATATAGTAGAAAAAAACGATTTAATTAATTTATCTATATTAGACAAACTAGCTATATTTTTAACTGTAAGAGATGTTTGTGTGAGTCCAGATTTAAGCTTAAAATGTACATGTCCTGACACTAATACTGAGTTTAATTTTCAAATATCGATTAACGATATACAAGCTACTCTTAATGAGCTTAATACTGAAGTTATAGCGAAAACTGAAGGGTTAATAACAAAGCATAATTTATACCCAAAAATAGAAGAAGAGGCGATTATTCATGCTCAAAAAAAGCATAATAATATTAGTTATACTATAATAGAATTAGTTACTAATAAAAGTATCAATTTAATTGATTATAAATTAGAAGAAAGAAAAAATATTACTGAGCAATTACCTGCAAAGCATTTGCAAGAAGTATATAAACAATTTGAAGCGGCCCGTAAACAAAATACAGAAAAAAATCTTATTAAAATAGTTTCTCCTTTTACTCAAAAAGAATTGTTTAAAATAACCGGTAATTTAACTTCAAATGGTTTGAGTGCATTACTCGAATATCTTTTTATAGAAGAGCTTAATAATGTATACAAAGCAATGTATAATATAGTTACTCATTGCAAATTTAGCGCGGAATATGTAGACTCTATTACCCCGGCTGAAATACAGGTGTATTGGGGATACTTTTTAGAAGAGAGTAATAAAAAAAATAATAACTCTACAAGAGGAGCTTCAACTTCGACCCCAAGCGGGGAATTTGGTTTTTAATATGAATAATATACAAAATGTACTTGATACTCTAAAAGAGTTTGCAAATAAGAATAGCCTACAAGTTTTTATACCATCCTTAGGTAGAGAAGTAGGCTTTCGGCCGATAACCGGATCTCAGCAAAAAAGGATTTATGATTCTGGATTTGATAATTTAGTATTTCGTACAAAGTTCATAGTAGCCATATATGAAATACTTGCAGAGAATTGTTTAGAACCGGATATAACTAATAATTTAAATGTGCTAGACAAGACAGCTATTCTTTTAGCGTATCGTAAGGCATTATACGGGCCAATTGTAAAATCCGAACAAGGGGACGTCGATATATCTCAGTGTGTAAATAAAGTTAATAGTATTATGGTGCCTGATGAAATTTTTGAATTAGATACTGTAAAAATTGAGGTAAAAGTGCCTATTATATTTGATCAGTATAAACACGAGAAAGAATTAAGATATCAGCAAGCTATAGAAAAATTTGACCCTAAAAGTTTTGTGGAAGCTTTTGGAGAGATGTATATAGGGGAAGCTTGTAAATGTGTTAATGAAATATACATAGAAGGAATACCGATTAACTTTAAGCAATTTAACGTAACCGAGCAGATATCTATAATTGAAACTTTACCGGTACAGATTATAAGTAAAATCGGAACGTTTGTAAAAAACCTTATTAATGTTCAAACAGAAATATTGACAGTAAATGCGATAAAAGACGGAGTTGAAACTGAAATAGTTTTAGATATTAATACGGAGTTTCTCGTAGAAATATAACTGTTGCGGCTGCCTAAGTATTTTAATGTCGGATAACGAACAACTTGAAGAAATATTGAGAAAACTATTAGCTATTGCTAATAAAACTCAATTAGAAGAATTGAGTGGAGAGGCGGGTGGCAACTTTACTACTAAAGATGATCCTTCTCAAGTTGAAAAATTAAATACTAATTTAGAAAAATTTTTTGATCCGAATGGAGAAAATAGTATTACTAAGCGTATAAACGATTTAGTAACTAAATTTACAGAGTATAAAGGAGAAACTCAAAATAATAACGCGGCTTTAACCCAAGCAATACAAGCTTTAAATGCTTATAGAGAAGAAGAAAAAAAAGAAAGAATTGAAAAACAAGAAAAAGAAAGAATAGGGGCCGTATCAGAAGTTAAAAAAGATGAAATTGAAAGTAGATTAAAACCTATACTGGAAAAATATGATGTAGAGTTAGATAGAAGTAAAGGCAAAGATGCTGCAACTTATAGAGATCTTTTAGATAGTACTTCAGCATTTGATAAAGAGTTTAAAAGAATTTTAAAAGAGGGCCAAGAAGCAACCCGGTTACAGCAAGAATATGTTAAGAAAAATTTAGGAAAGACTGAAAAAGAAATTGAAACTGAAGAAAAAAATGCTCGAGAAAAATTTGCAACCGAGACTAGAAAAAAAATACAA